GTTCTAAACAAGGCCGCAAACATATCAGCCAAGGCCAAACTACGGGAGATAATCGACTCTAACCCAGGCCGTGCTGTTGACAAGTTGATTGACGTTATCGCGCACGACTCAGGCGGCACAGGCATCCTGTCACTTGAAACAAGGGCAAGGACTATTTATGAGCAATCCATTGGCGAAATGCTTGATTCTATTATTGCTGCGCAGCCTAAGTTCCTAGGATTGTTTGAAGATACCAAGGGAGTGGATGATTTATTCAAGGAATTGCACGGAGAAGATTCAGGAAATCCGGTTGCTAGTGCAGGGGCCAAACAGTTTAAGGAAGTATCAGAGAAACTACGCCAACGGATGAACAGGAGCGGCGGGAATATCGGCAAGCTAGAAGATTGGAGTCTGCCAAGCCATCACAGTCATGCGCGTATAACGGCAGCGGGTCGGGATGCATGGGTAAAGGATATTACCAATATGGTTAATCCTGACAAGTACGTTAATCCGGATGGGTCTTTATATTCTCCGCAGCAACTCAAGGAATTTCTAGAGTATAGCTATTCGTCAATCACCACAGGCGGAGCGAATAAGGTGCTAGAGGCGGCAGCTAAAGGCGAGTCCATATCTGTAGGCGTAGGTTCAGCGGCTAATCGTGGTTCAGCACACAGGCAATTACACTACAAGGATGCTTCAAGCCAGAAGGCATACTGGGATAAATATGGAGAGTCTGGATTGCTGGATATTATGATTGGGCATATCAGCGGCATATCTAGGGATATTGCATTGGTTGAAACGCTAGGCCCTAATGCTATGGCAAACTTCAAAGCGGAATTAGATTACGCTGTGGCGAAAGACAGCGTGATGAATCCAAATGACTTGCAGAAGATTGAAGGCAAGGCGCAAAGAGCAAAGGTATTGCTTGATGAGGTAAGTGGCAATGTAGCAGGGCCAGCTAATGCAGCATTTGCTAACATTGCCCGCGGTGTTCGGTCTATAAATACTATGGCACTAGGTAGCGCGTTTATCACTTCGCTGTCAGATTACGGCTTCTCTTGGCTAACGTCAGGGCATAATAAACTGAAGTTTACCCAAGTACTGCAAACAGAATTGAACCTACTGAAATCACCTGAAATGCGCGACTTTGCAAGGCGTAGGGGTCTTGGGGTAGATTCAATGGTTAGCGGTTTGAGTCGGATGGCTAGTGACGGGTTTGAATCTTATTCCGGCAAGGCAGAAGTCTTTGCCAAGTACTCACAGAAGATGGCAAGCGCTGTAATGAAAGCTTCATTCTTGTCACAGGCCACTGACTTGCGGCGGCAGTCTTTCGCTATAACCTTTCAGGATGTGCTTGGGAAACTTACCCGCAGGGATTTCAACAGCTATGCGACTGATGATATTGCACACCTTACAAAGCTGGGCGTAACTGCTGACGATTGGGCAATCTGGCAACTGGCAAAGACAGAAGACCCAAGGGGAGCAGGGGATACAATCCTGACATCGAGGGCTGTTAGTTCTATAACTCCAGCGGAATTAATAGCGGCAATGCCTGACAGGTTCGCAGACTTCAGCAATCCAGAAGCGTATGCAGAAAGGATAATTGATAATGCCACTACCAAACTGCTGGGTATTACTCAAGATGAAGCTCGCATGGCAATCATTGAGCCAGGATTAAAAACAAAAGCGTCAATGAGATTAGGGCAGCAAGCAGGAACAGTGCAGGGTGAATTACTGAATAGCTTCTGGCAGTTCAAGTCATTTGGTGTTGCTGCTATCTACTCGCACTTAAACAGGGCAATGAGTCTGCCCAATGGCGTAGGCAAGGCAGCGTATGTTGCTAAACTTGTCGGGGCCACAACTCTAGGCGGGGCGGTATCTTATCAGCTATCCCAACTGCTAACAGGAAAAGACCCGCAGGATATGAACCCTGCCACTAAAGACGGGCAAAAGTTCTGGATGGCTTCATTCTTGAAGGGTGGCAGCTTTGGTATCTATGGGGACTTTCTGTTTTCACAGACGTCAAAGATGGGGCAGTCTTTAGCGTCTATCGTGTTGGGGCCAACAGGCAGCAAGATCATTGACCCTCTCGCAATTGCTGGGGCTGAGTTGCAATACCAGAAAGATAAGGCCGCTGGATTACCAACAAAAGAACCAGACACCGCTGCTGCTGTTTTGCGGTATGTAAAGCCTCTGATACCTGGCACAACGCTATGGTATGCCAAGGGCGCATTTGACCATATTATATGGCATGACTTGCAGGAAATGGCAAACCCTGGCTATCTGACCCGCATGGAAAAGCGAGCTAAATCTGAAACAGGGCAAAAGTTCTGGTGGGAACCTGGCGAAGCATTACCTTCACGGGGGCCTGATTACGGGAGTGACGGACAATGAGAGAAGACCAACTCAAAGAGCTAATCCGCATCCAAGAGGTTGCGATTGATAATGCTATTGCTGAGTTTGATGAGGCGTGTGGACTCAGGCTAACAGAGCAACAGGAGCGCGGAGACAGACGATGGTTGACACAAATGGCATCTAGTTCACTCAAGCTATCGGCTGACATTGCACGACTATTGAAGCCTGCCCAGTCTGATGATGGCGATAGGGAGGATGCAGAGTTATCAGCTATAATCAACGCGGCAACGACTAAGGTGCTGGCTTTTGATAGAAAGAAAGGTTGATCTAAAAGTATTCTTCCAGATATGGGCTGACATCCAGAATTGGGATGTGCCTGACTTTCACTTCACTGTCTGTGATTTCCTGCAAGATGATTGGGATGATGGCCTGTTGATGATGCCTCGCGGTCATGCAAAGTCATCTATTATCGCCGTCTACAATGCGTGGAAGTATTACTACACTGACGGCAAGTATCGTATTTTGCATCAGGGTGACCAAGATTCTACCGCCTATAAGATGAGCCGTGACACGCTAGCTATTATCTCAAAGCATCCACTATGCCGCAGGGCAATGACAAAGACAAAGGGCGAGGTGCAGGAATGGTGGGTATCAGGGTCGATTGATGAACGTAACCCATCTATGCAGGCAAGGGGAATAACGTCTAACGTCACATCATCACGGGCAGACGAAGTGCAAAATGATGATGTTGAAGTGCCAAGGAATATACAGACCGCAGACGCAAGGGAAAAGCTCCGGTATAGATTGGGGGAGCAAACCCACATTCTAGTGCCTGGCGGTCGCACCTTGTACGTTGGCACGCCTCACACGCATAAGTCACTCTATGAAGATGTGAAGACCAACTCGCAGTGCTTGATACTGAAAGCCTTTCAACACGAGCACAGGATAGAGAACAAAGACCATGCTACCTTGTCTTTCAAACCTGAGTACGTCTATTCAGGCATCGGGAAATATGCTCGACTGCTAGAGGCTGGTATTGATTACACGCTGACAAACATGGGTAATCGGTGGGAAGTCATGCTTGCTGCCACTGCTATCCTTGCTGATTTCTATTCTGGTGCGCTTTGGCCTGAGAGATTCACACCAAAGGAAATGGAGAAACGCAGGCAGAAATGCAAGACCATGAATGAATGGGATTCACAGTATCAGCTCCATGCCAAGCCTGTTATTGAGGTCAGGATTGATCCAGACAGGATGATACGTTACCAGTCTGAGCCTGATTTACGAGTTGCCAATGGTTCACCCGTGATGGAGATTGACGGGGTGCAGATGGTAGGCTGCTCGTTTACTGTTGACCCGTCTAGTGGAAAGCTGAACAGTGACGTATCGGCAGGGGCTTTGATGTTTCAGGACTGTAACGGCAAACGTTATTGGCACAGGGCATTAACCTTTACAGGCGATGTTGCAATCTTTGCAGATGATGGCAAGACTATAACGGGCGGTCAGGTTTTCCAGATATGCGATGTGGTCAAAGAGTTCAGCATACCAAGGGTAACAATCAAGACGGCGGGTATAGGTGGGTTCATGCCTGCGGTGATGAAGGCAGCATTAAAGCAAAGGCATTTAGTTTGTGGGGTTACCGAGGAAAAGGAAACAACCAACAAGAACAAGCGCATCATCGAAGCCTTTGAACCATTGCTATTGTCTGGCATGTTGGCCTGCCATGAGTCAGTGATTGAGATTGTTGAGGATCAGATGCGGGAATTTAACCCTGTGACTACAAGCAACGAGGATGATTACATTGACTCTGCGGCGAGTGCTATCACGCATACACCTGAGCGCATCCAGTCTGTCGGTAAATACAGGAAACCGGATGCCTTGACGGGCAATAATTGGCAACCTAATAGTGGCACGTTTGAAGTTGGAGTTGATTGGTAATGGCAATACCTGCCCAAACGCAATATAACACCTACAATCCTGATGGGGTTGTAACCACTTTTGCCTATACCTTCTGTGCTTTTGATGATGCTGATATTAAAGTTTATGCTGATGATGTCCTTGTTTCTGATTCTACTTACTCGGTAAGCGGTATTGGCACTAGGTCAGGCGGTAATGTGGTATTTACTACAGCTCCGGTTGCCGGAATTGCTGAGTTACTGATTAAACTTGTGCCATCGTTTGCCCGTACTGTTGATTATCAGCAAAACGGGGAGCTATTATCTGACACGCTAGATGATGACGTTGACCGCCTTTATTCCATATTGCAATACAATCAGTCTGTGACGGGCAGGTCTTTAACGTTTGATGACGTTACGGCAACTGCGATGGTATTGATTGGCAATGCTGCTGCGAGAATGGGCAAGCTGCTTGGGTTTGATGCTGCTACCGGCCTGCCGGGCTTATTTGTTCCTGCTGATTTCACGGCTACCACTCCGACCGCCTATATCAATACCCTGTTAGACGATGCTGATAGTGCCACTGCTAGGGCAACGCTTGAGATTGTGAAGAATGCGCGAGAGCAGGAAGGCATCAGATATACGACTGCGGGTACTGCACCTGATTTCACCATTACGACTGCATCGCCTGCTGTCAGTGCTTATGTTGAAGGGCAGCGGTTCACTATTGAATTGAATGCTGACGGCACGATTGGAAGTAACACACTAAACGTCAATGCTTTGGGCGCTAAGAGTTTGAAGCAATACGATGACGCAGGCAACAAGCGGTCAGGTGTTTGCAAGTCAGCACAGATTGCAGTCGTTGAATATGACGGCACAGACTTTGTTATTCTGAATCCTTTGCCGGTTTATCCATTGAGCATGGTAAGGCAGACGGTACAAGGTGGGCCAATTACTGCGGCAGGTTATCCTGATTTCCTTCCTGCCACTGATGCCGATTTAAGTCTAGTAACTCAAAACATCAGCGCGTCCGCTCCGTTTGTTGTCTGTGCTTCGCAGGGCTTTGGTCTTGGCTCTGACCGTATAGGTGTCTCGACTGCAAACCTGACGTTCACTTGTCAGAATGGGACTAATTATCTGTATGTCGATGTGTCTAGTGCTGGAGTTATTACAACGGGTACGACTTTAACCGCTCCGGTTTATAGCCCTTCACTTGCTACGGGCACAAATACTTTCAACTATACAACGATGACCA